GAGAACCTTAAATCTAGAGTCGAGCAGGCAGGATATAGCCACTACTTCACATCCACAGATGTTGAAGATATGTTACATGATGTATGCTTAAAGATTCTAGAAGAAGATATTGTAGACACCGAAGAATGGGGTGCTGTTATCAGTAACGTAGTAGGTAGCTATCGGCGTGACAGGACACGAGCTTTAGCACGAGAGGTAAGATTTATATGAACATGACAAAAGACTACACTATGGTACAGGGCAAGGATGTTACATCTCTGACCAAGAGAGTACAGGAAGAGCTGACCAATGGTTATACTCCTTTCGGTAACCCTATATCACATGGTGGTTTTCTAGTACAGGCTTTGATTCTTATTACAGGCTATGAAGAACTACAGGAAGCCTTACAGAAAGAGATGACTCAATGAGTAAAGAAACCAAGAATAGAGAAGTCCTACTGCGGGGTAGAACACTAATGCCCCCTATGTCTTACACCTGCACCAAATGTGGAAGTAGTACAGTAGTCTATGTGAACGCTGTACTTCAAAGATGTAGTTGTGGTAATAATGAGTTTAAGAAGCATGAGACTAAGGATATGCTTATACGTAACAATATGCCGGGAGGTAAAGATGGTAAGGCAGACATCCTAGATGTTGCCGAACCAGAACCTTTCAAGGAAAAACTTACTGTGCCCAAATTGGATACTAGGAGAAAGAAGAAGAAATGAGAGAAGAGCTATACAATGCACCGCCCAGTCTAGCTAGTCTCTTTCCTGACCTAAGGACTCTCGACGAGAAAGCTTTTAGGTTCTTGGAAATCAAATATGAGAAGAAAACCTACAGGCGTACTGCGGCTGTACTAGGTATTCATCACAACACTGTAGCATCTATCTATGAGTTCCTTCAAGACACTGATGTGTACCATAGATTCCAAGCTATAGTAGCTGACCAGATAAAAGATTTCTATTCCGCACAGAACCTGACAGACCTCTTTGAGACCTACAGGACTGAGACTAAAAGACTGGAAACACTTATATCTAAAGCTTTGAAAGACGGCAAGGAGAATGAGGCACTCAAGTTTATTAAAGAGAAGCGTATGTTCCTCAAAGACCAGCTCGCTACTTCGTTAGCGTGTCGTGGTCATGTTACCGATGAGAAAGCTAGAAAGGCAATAGACACTGATACGTCTATTGATACAAGGTACTGGGATGACCATAGGGATGTTCTCGAGCAAGCTAAGAACTTCGAGGAGTCTGAGTCGGAGGAATCTCATTAACTTAGATAAGTTTAGAAAACAGATAAAGCTACATGAAGGTATCAGATACAGTGTGTATGAAGATACTACCGGACATAAGACAGTCGGCGTAGGATTCAATCTCGAGAGGAGTGACGCACCACGCCTCTTAAAAGGTGTAGGTGCAGACTTCTATGATGTGTACAACGGAGAGTCAGACTTATCTCCTGAGCAGGTAGATGCTCTCTTGGATATAACTATCGAAGAAGCTATTGATATTGCCAAACGTCTTATTCCTAATTATGAAGAACTAGATGATGTCAGGCAAAGAGTAGTAGCAGACATGGCTTTTAATCTAGGAGAATATAGATTTAGCCAGTTTAAAAACACTAGAGGTCTTATAGCTAGAGGAGCATTTGCAGAAGCTTCTCGGGCAATGGAACATTCTAGGTGGTATCATCAGACTAAGAGCAGAGCCAAGCGTCTTTGTCATATGATGTTAACTGGTCAAGATGCATGAAGAAAAGAAAGTTCCAATGGTGGTGGCAAGATGAAGAGGAGCTTCGTGTATGGAAGTTTCTTAACTCTCTTACAGTTAACCAAAGGAAAGCTCCTGAGTATGCGGAACTATGTAGGAAGGTTATACAAAGGTATGGTAACATATATTTCTATAAACCTATTCCTGCACTCGAGGCTTATCACAAGGATACTAACCCTACTAGGTTAATACATGGGAACAATGGTTCAGGCAAAACATTTCATGCAGTCGCCGAGGAAGTATGTTACCCCACTATTGGATGGAGTCCTTACAGGACTATTAAGCCTCCCCCTTTTGGTAGTAGAACTATATGGATTGTCACGACGTCTTTTAAGATTCAGAAGGCGTCTAGTCAGCTCATACTGTTTTCAGATTTAGAGTCACCCGAGAGAGACATTGGTCTCTTTCCGTCTATTGAGTATTTAGAATCAGTAGGTGTTGAAGTATCTTGGGAAGATAAAGGTAAGAAGATACTCAACTCTATTACATTTCCGGGAACTCGTATAGAGTTTAAGTCTATGGAACAACGAGCTTTTAACCTTGCCGGTGCCGCCGTAGATAATGTCCTTCTTGATGAAGCCTCACCATCTATGATATTTGATGAGTGTCAAGCAAGGATACTTAGAAAGAATGGTTCTCTTACTATGTCTTTCTTACTTGAGGATGCGAGTACGTCTTATGTAGTACAGGATATATTTCCTCAGTATGAGAAAGAGATAAAGGAACAAGGTTCTTCTGATAAGTCTTTTTACTTTGTAGAGGTAGAAGATAATATTTATCTAGACCCCCAAGAAGTAAAAGCTCGTAAGAAGAATATTAGTACCGAAGGTAGGGCATGGAGATTTTCTAAGGGTGGTAAGTTTGATATTACCCCTAAAGGAGTCTTAGTATATGATAGCTACCGAGAAGAGATACATCTTAAAGCTGACCTTACTACTACCTTTGAACAAATGCGTACTCTCTATAGAGTATGGGACTTAGGATACGCCGCTCCGTGTTGTACTCTCTTTCAGGTAGATAAGGAGAACCGAGTTAAGGTAATGTACTGTGAACTAGGAGAGAAGATACTTCTTGCTGACTTCATAGAAAGAATCGAAGCACGTACTCGTGAGCTCTTTCCTGAGGTATTACACATACAGGAGATTATACCACACGATGCACGGAGACACGATGGAACTTCCCCACTTAATAGTGAGGATGTTTTCAAAGACAAGGGTCTCCATACTACTATGGTATATGTTAACGTAGAACCAGCGATTGTCAAGGTCAACGATTTATTTAGTAAGATGATTAAAGGACTGCCTGCTCTAATGATAGACCAAGAACATTGTACTCTTATAGCTAACTGTTGTTCTTTGTACGCAAGAGATGAAAAGGGCAATCCTATGAAACATAAAAAATATAGTCACGTATCAGACAACTTAAAATTACTAGGGAGCTTTGTGTCACGTATTGGAACACTAGGCAATCCGGAGAAAGCTCCGAAGCCTGCATATCCTGAGTACGCACACAACATATAACTATGCTAAAGTTTACTATCAAAGATGTAACTGTTACTGAGGAGCAAGTTGCTAACTACTATAAAGCTATATGGCAACAGGCAGATGCTCATTTTGGTGAAGAGATAGAACAAGAATGGAATACTAATGATAAACTATATAACGACCAGTATGAACTCCCTGTAGATAAGATGGATTGGCAATCGGATATTAAGACTCCTATTGCTGATAACCTTGTTACTAGGTTCTCTAACTTTATGACTAGAGTACTAGTATCAACTAATGAAGATTACTTTACAGTTGACCATCCAGACCAAGACAAGAGTGCAGTATATCAATATCAGATTGGTACTGTATTAAGAGACAACAGCTTTCCTATAGAAGTATTCTCGCCTTCGTTATCAAGAGGACTTATTAATAGTCTGTATTGTAACAAGGTAGTATTTGCTTCTGAGAAGAGAACCTTCCCTACCTATAATGAAGCTACAGGAGTATATGATGTAGGTGAGGAGATTATTAGTCGTACTAAGATTTTACCTATTAACCCTAGACATATTAGGCTCGACCCACAAGGCGATAGATATATTATAGAGATATGTCCTCAAGTACCAGCACATGATTACTTTGAGATGGCTAAGGCTAATCAGTGGCAGAACGAAAAGAAAGTACGTGATGCCATTCTAGCAGGTAAAGAAGGTTCGTCAGCTTCACAGTATTTACCAACAGTAACAGTAAGATATGTATATACTAGAGCATTAACAAACATAGGTGGAGAGACTCTGTTATCAGACGTACACTTTGTAGTCGTCAACGATGACATAGTAGTGCACCTAGAAAAGAATATATTACCAGACGGAGAGTTTCCTTACGTGATAGAAAATCCGATACAGTCTCTCTTTGGAAGGTATGGTCGTTCTTATCTAGCTAAGAATCGTAGCATTATGATTAACTACATAGAGTCAATCAACCTTCTCATGGATGCCTTTAGGCTATCAGCTTTAGGTATCTATGAATATGATGTACAAGCGGCTTCTTCGGATGCGGCTCACGTATTTACTGGTGGGCTAGTTCCGGGGCAGTTCTACCCCAAGACAGGGGGCGGTCAAGTCTTGAGAGGAGTCTTTAACAACTCCTTACAAAACTCGGCTGGCTTGCAAGTTGTTTCGTTCCTTGATAGAGAGCTACAGAACCGCTCATTCCAGAATGAGTTTTTCATGGGAGCTCCTACATCCAAAGGCAGACCAACCCTAGGCGAAGTCAGCATAAAGACAGAGGAGTCTAATACGTTCTTCACAGATATTGCTAGCTACATGGAAGACCAGATTATACAACGAGTCCTCTGGCTTGTGATAGTAACCGAGCTTATCTATATGGATGACAAAACAAAGGTTGACCTGTTAAAAGATATGGACAATGAATCAGCTAGAGCTAGAGTCCAAAGTCTGAGTTTCACTGAACGTATGGAAGATGTACGTAGAATGACTCTTGATGTACGAGGTATCAGTGGAAAGATTAGAAGACTTAATAGCTTCAATAGATTCATCCAAGTCTTTAATGTCATGGGTAATATCCCGGGTGCTTTACAGACTATGAGGTCTGACCAAGTACTTGAAAAGATATTCGAGGTTATTGATGATACTCCTGATGAGTTCTTCAATATCGGAGCACTTGCGAATGGTGGAGGTCAGCAGATTCAGCAAGAAGAAGAACAAGCACCACCACCGCAACAACCACAACCATAAGGAGATAGAATATGTCAGAGCAGGTAGATGATAAGTCTAGTAAAACTAGTGCACCTTCTCAGCCTGATGTCTCGACCCAGATACGTTCTGAGTTTGAGAAGCAGAAGTTAGAGGAGAAGATTAACACCCTTTATGCACGATATTCAGAATCGCTGGAGTCAGACAGACTAAAGAAAGCTTTTAGTGGATTGCTTAGAGGAATCCAGAAGGAGTCCGAAGAGCAGGGTAGACCAGTAGGAACATCTAATGGTATTAGTGTTGAACAAGCGTTTGATGTAGCTTATGAGACACTCACAGGCTACAAGTTTGGTGAGACACCTGTTGAACCGGAAGATACAGAAGACATAGTTCCAGAGGATGAGAGACCGAGTCCTCCCGGGAAGCAGGCAACTACTAAGTCCAAAGGGGTTGCTACACAGGTTACCGAAGATAAGGAAATAGAAATAGGTGATGTGCCAACGGAAGACGTACAGATGTATGTTGATGTTGCTAACACCTTGAGACAGAGAACAAAAACATTGAAGTCTGACGGCGAAGCTAGGGATACAGTGGGTGATATTATTAGAGAGCTTACCCGAAAAAAGCATGAAGACTCGATAAGAAAATAAATAGGAGGTAAACCCAGTGGCATCAGTCGCAGGTACAACTAGTTATCTTGAGCATAAAGATAACCTAGCAAAAACAAAACTAGCGGAACAGATACGTACTGTAGCTAAAGCTATGACAGCTTTCAGAGTACAGGCGAGAGTCGTTCCCCAGTTCGGAGCTGGTCAGGGTCAGGCAGTGGCTATCGAGAAGTATCAGAAGCTTTCTACTAATACGACCCCAATAGATGAGTTCTCCGAGCTCCCAATGAAGAAACCAACCATTAATGAAGTAACAGTTACCATTGAGGAATATGGTGATGGTGTTGCTTACACTAAGAAAGCCAAGAGTATATCAGAGTACTTACTTGACGAACAGCTACGTAGACTCGTAGAGATGAACGTCATTGAGACTATGGACTCTGTAGTAGGTGCAGTTGCTCAGACTGCTGACGTATTCTGGACACCAACCGGTTCAGCATCTTCACCAACTGGTAGCTTCGATAAAGACGGAACTGTAACGGCAACAGCACAACGTCATCTACAGGCTTATGACTTTAAACAGATAGCTACCAACTTGAAGAATGATAACATTCCTAAGTATGATGGCTCAAGGTATCTCGCTGTTATGAACCCATTTGCTACACTAGCATTGTTCAATGACACGAATACAGCCGGTTACGTAGAGACTCACAAATATGATATGCCTGAACAGCTTATCAGAGGTGAGCTAGGTGCTTTCTTCGGATTCAGATTCGTAGAAGAAACCAACGTACTTGGTGACGTGATACCAACAGGAGGTACATACAATGGTGAGGTTATCGTATTCGGTGACGATGCGATAGCAGAAGCGTTGGTACAGCCTGAGATGATTAAAGTTGAGACTTGGAACTTTGATAGGTTCATAGGTATAGCATGGAATACCTATACAGGTTTCAGTAAGATATGGACAAACTCTACAGATGGTCAGTACCAGATGGTTAGAGTATGGTCTGCATAAGAAAAGAAAATACTGGTCTGCTCGCCCTCGCTCAAGTGCCACTTGGGAATCATGGGGGCGAGTCTCAGACCACCAATCTAGGAGGAACAGATGACTAGTAGACTACAGTCTATGATAATTCCAGTCTCTACAGCAGTGGAAGCAACAGCCGCAGATGTATTTACAATGAAGGTTGAGCATCCTATGCGTATCAGAGATGTAGGAGTTATCGTATCAGTTTTAACAGCTATAGACAACACTGACTGTGTTGCATCCCTAGACGCTATCATATCAGGTGCGGCTCGTGCTGAGAAAGGCACAATGACCATCACCGATGCAGTAGCGGCTGGAACGCAAATCGTAGCTAGTGAAGACTTTAGCTCATGGGCATCCTTTGATGTTGATGAAGGAGATACCCTAATCTTTGAACAGAAAACAGCCGGTGTAGATGCAAGCACAGAGGCAGGAGATTATTACTTTATAATCTACTACCACTATCTTGGAGATGGACAGGCTTAACATGGGTAGGATACCAGATAACGAAGTACATAAACTTGCCAGACGGAAGTGGAACTGGGAAGTTCGTATTGACTTTATCAGGTACATAGAGAAGGAGGGAGTACCCATAGTACTAGGGTACTTCCCCATTCCTGAGTTAGTCAAACTTACTACCGGTGAGAAAGAACAAGAGTTTGAGCTCATCAATAAACTAGTAACTAACAGAGGAGCATTTGGTGCTCCTAGTGATAGTACTCTTTATAAGATATTGAAACCTTATAAGGATGGTATGTACCGCCTAGTTATATTTAAACAGACACCAGCAGGAAGGATGGTAGGTAAAGACCTCATGGCTTTCTGGGGATACTGTTATGTAACAAAGAGGCGTGACCAAATCTTCTGGGAAACACGATACTTCCAATGTGGATTGCCTCAGGCATGGAACATGGATACCCGAGACCCTCTTGAAGAACTAAGAAGAGGACACTACAAAGACATCCCTTCTGGTGGGATAGACAGGAGATGGTAATTGGCTACACTAGCACAAGTACGAACAGATGTAAAAGCATGGCTAGGGAGAGATTGGTCAGGTATTGATACTATCGTAGACTCTGCTATTAATAGTACTATTGAACTATTTGGTAGGTCTATTAGTGCTATATATGACGAAGCACAGTGGGAACACACTTTTGACTCTGACGATACTACTAATGATACTGATAATTTTCCTCTGCCTACTAATACTAAATATGTATTAAATGCTACTATTATCAATCCCGATGGCACTGAGGATGTTTACTATCCTGTAAAGATAGTATCGCCTGTGGATGCTTATGAGATTGGGGAGATGGATAGGAGACACCGACCCGGCTTCGACACAACTTCTATCGATGTATCAGCTACTAAGATTATAACCTTTAATACATTTACTAAAGGTAAGACTCATGCTGTAGGTAGACGAGATAGAGAAGGTGTACCTGAGTTCTGTTGGCGTATTGGCAACAATATATGGATATATCCAAGGAACTCTTCTAGTGAAGAAGGATGGAAACTACGTCTATTGATAGCTACGTTTCCTGCGGAACTATCAGCAGATGGAGATACTAATACTATTACACTAAACTACCCCCGAGCACTTGCTCACTATGCGGCTGGAACTGTATGGGGTGCACGTTTAGGAGATATGCAAAGAGCACAATCAGAGTTCACTATAGCTGGACAACTATTAACACAGATTGCTAGAGACCAAGAGATTAGCAAGCTGATTAATATACAGCTGAGGAGGACATAAGATGGCTCTACCTACATATAGTGGTAACGGATTACTTAATAGAGTCTTTCGTAACCAAGCCCTTACAATATCAGCTACGTATCTTTCACTACATACGGCAGACCCCGGATTAACAGGAGCGAATGAGTGTGTAGATGCTACCTATGCAAGACAGTCTGTGTCATGGGCATCTGCTACTACAGCCGGTGTTGCTACTAATGCAACTCTTACATTCCCTGCTCTTACTGGTGCAGTGACTGTAACGCACGTAGCTCTATGGGATGCTT